GAACGTTAGCTGATCCTGAAAGTACGGTTGACGCACTAACTGAAGCAGAAAAAGCATTCAATGAATAGTTGTACCTACCAGCACCGTATAGAGCTCCTGAAGCGGCATTACCGAAGTTAGAACCTGTTGTACCGTACAATGAACCATTGTAGTTGAACGGAGAAGCGGTACCGTTTGCACCACCGTATTGGAAGTCCAAATAGAATACCAGGCCTGCAGGTAAATTCATCGGTTGAACTGAAACGAATTCCTTCGCTGCAATTTGACCAAAAATTTTCCTTACAAGGGGTAGAGCAACTCCTGCCCATTGTTCACCAGTACCTGGTGTAAATGTTGCGTTACCGGAAGAACCCTGTGAAACGCCACCGTTAGTTTGAGAAGCCTCAACAACTAGTTGTTTTGCTTGACTCTCGAGGATCATCGCCATGTTAGCGCGATCGTAGTCCTGCAAGCCTTCCAAAAGGCCAGACTTGGCCCATTTTTTTGCTAAACGCTGAGCAACGGTGAATTGTGCTTGCGATGCATTTTGAGCGGACTCGTTTAGTAAATTTTGTACTAAGTTTGCCATGATTGTTATTTAATTTTTTTGTTTTTGTTTATTTTATTCCCGCCAATTTTTGCATTCTCGTAACGAAAGGATCTGCTTCTGTAATGTTTTGTTTTGGCGCGTATCCGGCGGGTTTGGATGCGTACCCGTTAAAGCTCTCTTTCAATGTTTTTTTCGTAGCCGAAATAGATTCGTTAAGAGTTGCATAAATGTTTTTAACTTCTTTTACACTAGATGCTCTATCAAAAGCTCCAACAACTTTTACTTTTTGTGATTCTGTTAGAGATTTAGCTTTAAAAAGTTTATTCATGTAAAGCAATTTAGCATTCAAAAGATTAACTTCGTTCAAAGAACCTCTAAGTTCTTCAATAGCTTTTCTAGCTTCTTCCATTTCTTTTTTGTGCTTGCTTTCGTCAACTTTTTTCTTACGCTCTTCCATTTTCTTTTTACCTTCTTCCATGTCGTGTTTTTCTTCGAGTTCTTCTTCTGATTCCTCTAGTTCTTCTTCAGACTCTTCGAGTTCTTCTTCTGATTCCTCTAGTTCTTCTTCAGACTCTTCGAGTTCTTCTTCTGATTCCTCTCCAAGAATTTCGTCTAAATCAACGTCAGCATCGTTTCCTTCCATGTCTTCTTCTCCAGCTTCCATGCCTTCTTCACCGGAAATAAAAGGCGCTAAAGCTTGTTTAAGTTGACCAAAAGTAAGAACAATTTCTTCATCGTCCTCTCCACCTTCTGGAACTTCTTCTTCGTCTCCTGCTTCTTCTAGATCCTCACCTTCTTCTTCGTAATCTTCGTCGATTTCTTCCAATTCTCCAAGAATTTCTTCCAGGGAAGCTTCGTCCATTTCTTCTTCGGATTCTTCGAGTTCTTCTTCTGATTCTTCAAAATCTTCAATATCAGTTCCTTTGTAACTCTTCGGAAGTTTTAATTTTTTACTGTAAATTTTTTCCTTACCAGCTCCGAATCCATTATCTTTTGGTTCTTTGTCAGTCGACTCTTCCAAATCTTCTTCCAAATCTTCTCTTAAAGATTGTTTAACGATTGCTTCCACTTGGGGAGCGAAAGTTTCTTGCAGTGTTGCTTTTGCGTTGGCGATTGCGCTAGCTCTTAGTGCCTTTGCATCAGCAATTGCTTGTTTGTACATGTTTTCTTGCATGTTAATTATGTTATGTGATTTTCGATTGCTTATTGTAGTGTTTCAAGCAATATGTGTATGTTATACGAGTAGCGTTATATTATGAGTATAATAACGCATATACGAATAAATATCGGTGTTTTTTCTAAAACGTAAATTTACTAAAAAAATATTTTAGTGAATGCAACAAATACCACTGACATTACAAATTATGTCTGATATCATTTTATTTGCCCTAGAGTATTTATCTTCCAGTTTAATAGTCCTATCGTAAGATTCTTGCAAACCGCGACTTCCCATTGGTTTCATGTATGCTCCGTAAGTAGATGGAGTAGAGACAAAATCCCAACATATTAAATCAAGATCGTCTTCCACTTTAACAATTCCCTCGCCTATGGAAGAAACTGACCCCATGGCTCTTGAAGAAATTCCAACACTTATTTGATTTTCAAATAACTGTCTAAGTATGTTTCCTGAGGGTGTGGGTAATATTTCTATTTTTCCGAATAAATCCTTGCCTTGCCACCACAGTTCCAATATGTTATGACTAACATTTTTTAAATTAATAATAGAACTATTTCCAGACCAAAAGGGTTTTTCATTATCTTTACAATAAAAATTACCATTTTTAACAGTTACGCAGTGCACAGTATCATCATAATCAATTTCTTCAGCTTTTAAAAATCTATAATCTAAAGATATAGAGTGATTTTTTTTGATCCAAAGTCTATATAAAGTACTTTTATTTTCGGCTTTTATTACATGATTAGCATATACATAATCTTTTTTAGTTATATACTCTTTTATAACTCCTGAACCACCCAATTTAACTAAAATTTCATCTAAATCCTCTATTAATTTTTTAGACACAGTAAAAACAGATTGTCTTTCGTATCCATTAAAATTAATAGTAGTGCCGTCTCCCAAAAGATACCAATCAAAAAACTCTTTAAGTAAATCTTTAGAAGCTTCCTTTATTTCCTTAGGAATATATTTAGAGTATTTATCTCCCAGTGGATCTAAATAATTCCATAATCTTTTATCATAAGTATAAAATACTAATCCTTTAGAATTATCTCTTTTTCGTTCTTTCCACTCCAATTCGGGAGATAATTTTTCTAATAAACTTCTAAATTTATCTGCTTTTTCTCCATCATTTTGAGATATATAAACTCCAGATGATTCTGAAGGTCCGCAATGACCCTCTGCTAAATAAAAACCTAAAAACCCAAACCAACTTTTAGCATCTAAAATTAAAGATTTTTCAAATTTTAATCTCTTTTCTTTAGATATTTTTGCATGAATATGACTAGGTAATTCAAAGACTTCATAAGATATACCGTCTAAATATCCTTTTGAATCAATAGGAATTCCCAAATGAGTAGATATTTTTTTATCAAAAATCTCTTGAGCCGTAACTTCTGAATAATTAAAGTGCCTATCAGTAGTCACAAATCTATGATTAGGAGTTACTAATACATCAATATTTTTATTTCGAATGTTTATCATTTTTCCACGATAGGGCTCATTAATAACCCTTTCAACAATATTCCATTCACATTGACTAGTTAGCGTATTTAAAGTCATGACTTTTTCACCAACAATTACATCTTTTATTTTTTTCCATCCAGATTCTGTCATTATTTCTGCAGATGGACGATGGCATTCCGGATGATCTAGTTCTCCTAGTGCACGATTTTCTTTTATAGGGCCCGCTATATACTTTTCAACTTGAAGTTCTAAAATATCGTAGGGGTATATTCTCTTATTAGCATTTGGCTTATCACTGGCCTGCACTTGTCCAGCGACCACCATGTTGCCATTACGATTTTTAATTCCTTCGTGTAATTGACCGATTGGGTGAAATAAAGAGTACTCTATTAATAATTGTTTGCTCATCTTAATACGAAGTATAAGTTAACCCCTTTTGCTGCGCTTGCTTTTCATCAGCGCTTCCTTTTTTTACGGACAGGGTAGTTTCTCCTGTTTGTGCTGCTCTGATAGTCTGTGGATCTATGACTTCTTTTTTGATCTTTTTGAATTTTTTTCTATCCTCTTTTAAATTTTGTTTGGATACTTCTTTTAGTTTATTAAATAATTCTTTGAGTTTTCCCTGGCCACTTAACCAGTTTTGACCTGATTTTCCTAAGTTTGGTAGTTTTGAAAAAGCATCCTCTTGGGGAGTTTTTTCTTTTTTTATGGGTTCCAAACCATCAATATTCACAGTGTGATAAAACATTCCAGTGGAAGCTTTTATCAAAGCTTCTATTTTACCATATTTATCCTTTTTAAAACCGTCTATTCTAACTTTTTTTCCAAATTCATCCATCACCTCTTGGCCAGTTTTAAATTGGTTACCATCAGCATTTATTACAGGTTCTTTTACAGGTTCTTTTTGAATTTCTTGTCTTCCTCCCAATTCGTGTTCTATTACATTTATTTGTCTAGAAATTTGTATTGGTTGACCCTGTTCGTCTGCAGATTCCAATTCGAGGTATAAAGTACCGCCCTTAATGTCTTTTATGGTTCCTGAATCGCATCCAAAATCTTTACGATCTTTTTCAGGTAAAGGTACTGCTTGGCCTATTCCAAATCTATAATGAGTGTCCTCTAATAAACTAACTTTTTTTTTAAAAATGTCAGTAAACAAATTTTCAACTATTTTTTCCTTTTTTGTTTCTGGCATGACTTCTTTTATGCCCTTGGCCTTTTTTGCTTTATAAGTCAATTCTTTTACGCCCTTGGGTTTTCCCTTTCTATTTTCAGTTTTTGGAGCTTTTTGAGCTTTTAATTTTTCTTGACCCTTAACTTTTTTCATTTGTTGATATTTGTCAACAAAATTGTTCTTTTTTACCTCTTCCCATTGAAGTTTTTGGTCTTGTTTTTCTATGTCTTCTGAATTAATGAACTGAGCTTCCCTGTATGCCATTGGATCGGCTGCCATTTTCTTAGCTACTTTTTCCCTAATTTTTATGTACGTTGGTTCATCAATATTAGCCAATTTATCAATTTCAAATTGAATGGCCTTTTTAAATCTGTAGGGATTTAATTTGTCAATGATAGCAGTTATTTCTTTATCGTCCTTTGCCCATTCCCTAATTATACTTCTATTTTTAAGAATTTGCTCTGCATCCTTAAAGGACGTAAGATTGGTAATAAACGGTAAATTATTATCCCTACGAACTTCGTAAAGGAATTTGGATTCCGTAATTTTTCCCAACTTAAGCTGTTTATATAAATCTACTGTAGTCATTGTGTGTAGTTATAAATATTTGATTATCTGCCTTGACCGTGATATTCTTTTGGTCTTTGGGAGTGTTTATTGTACGATTTTTTAGCGTTTCCCATTTTTTTCTTACCAAAAGTAGTCTTTCTGCTTGATACAGAAGTAGTAGGTTTTGCCATTTATTTATCTAGTTTTTTAATTTTTTTGTAAGCTTCTGCAACTTTTAATTTTAACTTTTCTATGGATTTTTTAGTTCTACTATCACTCTTACCCTCAGGAATTGTGTTTTGATAAGGCATTTCTTCCTTCAACCTAGTTGAGTATTCTAAAACTTTGTTTAATTCAGATAATTTTTTTCTAACTAACTTTACTGCTTCGTGATATTGCTGATTTCCGTCTCTAATTTTAGTTTCTTTCTTAAACGTAGAATAACTTTCAGTCAAAGATTTAGTTTCCCAAAGGTCCTTATATATAAATCCGCCTTTTGTGGGCCTATTTGGTATTTTTGGTGCATCTTTCCACCCCCATGAATCTTTTGCGTAATTTTTTGCTTTTCCTGCAGCTAATTTAGGTTCAACGTCCTTAACAGTTTTTTTAAACTTCTTTTTTTCTTTTACAGTCGTTTGAGTTCCTTGGTACCTTTGAGAGGATGGATTTCTTAAATCTTCTTTTAGCTCTGCATTATATTTTTTCTTCGAATTATTAAGCCCTGGAGCGTATTCTTCTCCTGTTCCTGATTGAAAGTTTGCGCCTGCGCCAGTTGCACACGAACCTCCGTCTTCTTCCAAAGATCCTTGTTTTGGTTCGTAGCTCAAATAAGCATCAGGTCTCATTTCATTTTTAATCTCTATATAATCCATGGGTTTTCTAACGTATTGAATTGCTTGATCAACGAATTGATCAAAGTCCCTATTCAACATGACATAATACCCACTTCCAGAACTATCTATAGGTTTAAATTTCCCCTGATAATCATTATTAAGTAAAGTTACTAATCCTTCGTTGCTAAGGGCAAAAACTACATCTGGGTGTTCATCTTCGGTTAGCATTTTTTGAGCAAAAAATTGAACTGAAAATTGTTTTTTCGTCATTCTATTGATTTTAGCTCATCTATTAAATCATAATACTGTAAAATACTAGTTACAACTTCGTCTTTTACACCTATGTTATCCTTTATAGGAACTATTAATTTTATAACTTCATTTAATTTTATGGCTATTACTGGGCTTTCAACTTTTTTTGAAAGTCCCAAAAGTTCTTTTTTTATTGATGTCAATCTTTTATTCAGGGATTCTTTTAAAGTTTGAGTGTCAGATATACTAGCTATATAATCTTTTAAAAGTCCTTTTTGTTTGGCTGATAGAGTTCCGTACTTATCATTAAATTTTTCTACTAGAATTTTATAAGTCATCAATCTAATTTCCTTGTCCTCCTTCATGAGTTCTTCCACTAAAGAAATAGGTACTTTTTTATCTTTAAGATTATCTTCGCTTATCCTCTCTAATAAATTTATTTTGTTGGAAATTATCTGCTTTGTATCACTTTGTTTAGAGTGTTGTGATTCAAAAATTGTGTATATAGAAGCGTAAGATTTGTAATTTTCTACTTTTGCCTTAAAAAAATCTTCTAATTTATAACTTCTTTTGATTTCTTTGATTAAGTTATATTTTAACCTATTGGATGTTTCGTAATCTATTTTTTTATACTGATCAATAATAGTAGAAATTAATATTTCTGCTTTAGATTCTGTTAATTTTTTACTATTAATTAAAGAATTGTACAAATTGTACTCTTTTCCAAGTTCGGTATTTGTAAAATACTTTTTTAGTATTTTCACAGCCTTTGAATCTTTGTTTTCCAAAAGATCAGCCGTAGTTTGTCTAACTAATAATTCAAATAAAATTCCAGTATTTCTGTATTTACTATGCTTGATCATCGAAAGTAGTTACGTGTATAGCCCATTTTGCTACCAATAAATATGTTATTATTTTTCTAAGTCCTCTAGTATGTTATCTTCGTCCAAAGTTGATTCAAATAGAGTTGTTTTAGTTTTTGGGAACATTTTTTTAAGAGTTCCTTGGTACCTCAAAAAAATTGCTTTTGTGTCAGCAGTGCTTTCAAGATTTAAAGGGCCCCCCTTAAATTTTGGTTTAAAACTATCTTCTCCTGTTTCAGCATTTGATTTTAAATCGTAAGATCCCAACCTATCCCTACCAAAAGGAGAATCATCAGTGGCGTAAGTAGATTTGTACTTTTGTGGTCTTCCTGGGACTTTCGTCGGTCTGTTGGGATCTAATTCATCATACCCGGAAGGTACATCCAAAGTACCATCCCCCTTACCTCCATAAAGACTGGCGAGCTGGTGAGGAGTACCGAAAGCTTGACCGGTTTCCACAGGATCATTACCCTCTTCTTGTATTTGTTTGTATCTAAATTTTCTTTTCTGATCTTCTATAATCATGTCCTCCATTTCTGTAAATTCATCCTCTGAAATGTGAAATACATTCTTCCAGATATAATCCCTCGGTAGTGTAGCGGCATCTGATGCCTGATTAATCAGATCTACTTTTTCTTTTAACATCGCCAATCTTTCCTGTTCGTATATTATTGATGGGCCGGTCAAACTCAATTGAAAATTTGCAATAGATTCGTCAGTATAGCCATTAGCATATAAGTGAACCAAAGCTATTTTTTTAAGTTCCGAAACTATAATTCTTTGAATTCTTTCTATAGTTCTTGCAAATCTAATGTCTTCCGCTGCTAAAGTTGCTTTACCAGTAAGATCTTTTTCGTAACCCATGAAAGCTTTGGGTATTTTTAAAGCCGCAAAAACTTTTTCTCTAAAATATTGAACGTCCTCTATCCCATTGTAAGTTAACCCTGGAATTGTATCTATTCTAGTTGTATCCCCATTTCCCCTAAAAGGAATGAAATAATCTTCTAACATGTTCATTTCATTATACTTCATGTTGTACATGCCAGTTTGAGGATCAACAAGTGGAGTTTTTTTCATCTTATTCATCATCTTCTGAATATAACTTTCCACTTCCATGGGAGGAATGGCCCCCACATTAACATAATACGCTCTTTTGTCTGGAGCTCTCACAATTCTGTGAATGAGCATCGCGTCTTCTATCAGTGTATACTGTTTAAATAACTTTCTTGCATTTTCTAAATATGATTTTCCGTAAGGTAGATAATTTACATCACCCACGAATCTAAAATGTGCCATTTCGTAATTATCAAACCAAATACCCGGATCTTGATTATTGTAAGCAGAGGTGTATCCAGTAGTGGATCCTAGAGCTGCGTTTGGATCAAATTTAAATCTAACTTCGTTTGGATTATGAGGATTAAAACCCTCTTGTCTAACTATATTGTAAGCAGAAAAAGGAATTACATTGTACACACCAAATTCCTCGGAAATTTCCATTTTTAAGTAAAAATCTCCGTACTTACACATATTTCTAACCCAACCCCAAAGATTAAATTCTATGTTCAACACTGAATAAAACAATTGTTCTAATATATTTTGTATGTTTTCATCAGCAGAAGTAATTCTAAGAAGCACTCCAGATTCGTCCTTAAGTGTGCATTCATCAGCTATGATGTCCAAAGCTGAAGATATAATCGCATCAAAGTCCATCGCGTCATAATCTGCATAAATTTGAACCCTCATGGATTGATAATTCTGAGCGAGATTCAAATTAATTCCGTAAGCTGTAGAAGTTGTATATACTTTATGAAATCTGTCTATTAAAGAATTAGTTTGAATAACACCAGTTGTTTGAATGTTATCTGTATCCATTACTGTAATTCCTCCACCCTTAGACCCAGTATTTCTTATAATCACATCGGTTGAAAAAAGTCTTCTAAGTGATGCAAATAAATTGTCCTTTTTTATTTCTGCGTTTGCCATAATTATTTTTTAATATTAACCTATTAACCAAGTTAAATCTTGTGAATACTCTCCACCCGGAGCTGAAATTTTCATATTCCATGGATTTTGAGTGTTTAAACTGTTTGCATTATAAAATCCCACGTCTGCCGTACTTTTACCCAAACTATTTAAAACTGATACAGTTAAACTATCAGCAGTTTTTTTATACCTAACCGAAGTTTCCCTCAAAAACATCGCAATTGCGAATGCCATGACCAAATCATCATTGTAACCCTGCATGGCTTGTTGTTTACCATTCTTCCATATAAATACTTTCAATTCGTCCAATAGTCTTATAGATCTAAAAACGACTTGTTTATTTTCTATGAAATCTCTCATTTTTTCTATAATGTTCAACCTTATTTTTGTTGCCATGGTAAAACCAGGAACTAGTGTATTATTTCCATTATGAACCGATAAATAAGTTTGAAAATCAACACTATTATCTGCCCTGTGACTATAATGAAGGTTATTATACCCACTTTCAAGCACAGATTGAATTACATCCCATCCAATATTAGCATTTTCTATTACTAAAAGTGCTCTATTGTACTTAGTGGCTATTGAAATTAATTCATTTGCAAAATATCTAGTATCAATTTGAGCTTTGTATTCTGCTACTTGAGTCAAAGTATCTACGTCTATTACGTGATAAGTAGAATAATCCATTCCATCTCCCCTAGCAACGTCGGCAACAACCATATAATACCTCATAGGATTTGGGTATTCCCAAACCCACAAAGCTCTATCTAATCCCTCTCTGTTGATTGGTTCTTTAATACAGTTTTCTTCGTACCACTTTAAAATTTCCGGTTCTATTACTGTATTACCTGATGTGGCGAAGTCACAATTATGAGAAATTATATCGTTACTAAAAAAAATATTGTTTTCACCAACATTTATTAAGTCATATAAAGTTATGTCTCCCCGTTCTAAAACTTTATCGATTATATTAACATGTCCTAACTTACTATCTACAATGTCTCCTATTTTTAAATCTTTAGCTAATATTTCTATTCCATTAGAGATGAATTTATGATTAGTAGCACATTTTATATTTTTTTTATTAGAAAAATATATAACATAATACTCATCTTTATGTAATACGCGCACAGCTAAAAATGGTTCAAATCCATTTGGAGTTAGAATTTTATATCTAGTATTTTTTTTAACTTCAATCATATTTTTAACCTATAAAATTTACAACCTAAATAAGATTCAATTTCTTTTTGTCTAATAACATCTTTATCCTTTAAATTTCCATTTTTATCATAATGATGAATTTCATCTATTTCTAATACAACATTATTTATAGGATCGTAAGCATCTAAAAAATATCCAAGTTCTTTTATATAAAACTCCCCTCCATTTTCAGCGTGTAAAAAATTAAATTCATTATTTTTACTAAAATTTTCTATTATAGATATAGATTTTTTATTATATCTAGGAACAACTTGTCCGCTATTATTATGAATATAATCAAGAGTAGAAGTTCTCATTTTTAATTTAGTGGAGCTTGAGTGAGTTTTATTAGTAAACGTATAATGATACTCTGGACACTTTCTGCAATATGTATTCCATGTTAAACCCATTCCGCATTTACACTTTAATAAATTAAAATTACAATTATAATCAACGATAAATTTTATGCGTTTTGAAAAAGAAAAATAATATTTTAATTAAGCTTT